TAAAGGTATATCCTTCTTCTTTGGTATTAAATGTTGGTAGTTCTCCATAGGTTTCATTTGGCAGATAGACTACTTCATATTTTTTCTTTTCTTTGTTCTCCATACTACTCTCCTAAAGTTAATTTAGATTCTCTTCTCCTTTACTTGGCATATCGCATAGCGACTTCCTGATTCATCGAAGAGCTATTGCTCTATCTCCACAGGCTTAAATTCTGTATGCCCTACAGTATTTTGTTTATTAAATGCAAACGTCTTTATATTGTTTGCCGCTAATATATCTCTGTCATGTATAGAACCGCACTCTGGACACGTCCACTCCCTATCTGACAGTAATAAGTCTTTGTTTATAAAACCACATGGACATAATCTAGAGCTTGGGTCAAATCTTCCTATTTTCAAAACGTTCTTTCCGTGCATTTCTGATTTATATTCTAATTGTTGAAAGAATTCATTCCACGACGCATTGCTTATGGATTTGGCAAGGCAATGATTCTTCAGCATTCCTAAAATATTTAAGTCTTCTATACAATATGTATATACTGATTTACAACCAATTATACTTGCAGATATTTTATGGATACTGTCCCTTCTACTATTAGCAATCTTCTCATAGATTTTGGCAATTCCTATCCTCTGAAGTTCGTAATTATTACTCCCTTTCTTCATCTTCGACAGTTTCTTCTGTTCTCTAGCCAATTTCTTTTCGAGTTTAATAGACTTGTATATACTGTATCTCTCACCTTCAGAATCAACAACAAAATCTTTCAATCCCATGTCAAGACCTATTGCCGTTTTAATATCTATGTCTTTTCTTTCTTTTGGTTTAATCTCGCACAAGATATTTGCATAATACTTCTCATTGCATACAGAGATATTTATAGATTTAGCTACGCTAGGTAACTCCCTTGACATAACTATCTTTATCCCATCCTTAAACTTTGGAATCACCAGTTTGTTCTCTAGTATATAAAAGTTTTGTGGTACATCAAATGAGTTTCTCTCCCCATGCTTTTTGAATTTTGGGAATCCAGATTTCTCTCTAAAGAATTTTGTATATGCAACGTCAAGTCTACGAAGTTCAGACTGCAAGCTTTGGGCATTAACCTCAATCAACCATGGTTTATCCTTTTTTAGAGAAGGCAATTCCCTCTGTATGTCGTACCTGGATAGAGTTTTCTTGTGCTTACTATAATGGGACACCTTCTTCTCTAGTGCATAATTATAAAACCATCTGCAAGCCCCAAAGTGCTTATCCAACAGTTCTTTTTGTTTGACATTAGGCATTAACCTATACTTGTATGTAATGTGCATATCTAATTATATACTTCTAACAAGTCACTGTCAAATTGTTAAAGGGCGATAACTCTCCTTTACTTAACTAATTTTAGATATTTACTCTATTCTTAATCACCCTTAAAAGACTATAATAATCATAATGTGTACTACAGTTATCGTACTGCTTCTCAAGGATACTAACTTGTACATAAGATACTCCTATAATTAAGGCAATCTCACGAAGTGTTTTCCCCCTCCTTCTTAACTGTGCAACCTTTTCTATATTTGAATATTTGGTGTTCATTTTTTCAACTCTTTTGTATAGTTTGTATAACTCTTCCCTAGTTAATAGTTCAAGAACTGCACTCCCACTAATATGATTATTACATTCTCCCATTTTTCTTATAGACTAAAGTTATTCTTCTTGCCCCCACAAACCACTTACAGAAAGATATTGCGACATTATCCATTGCTAATTTCAACCCAAACTCTTTCACATTCCAAATAAAGTTCTTCATATTTACTCTCCTTTCTCTTTAATGTTAGATAGAACTTCACTAAACTTTACAATTTTATATCTTTCCGTGTGTCCTTTGTAATTATAAGCCATCTCTTTTTCACCTTCCTTCTTACTATTAAATACTCCTTTGATTATTGTTCCATCTACTAATTGGACTCCCCACTTCTCAAGGTTTCTATGCATATAGTCTATTGCACCTCTTGTAGGTCTCTTAATCCTCACAACATTTTTAGGCATTCTACTCACGATATGTTCCCTTTGTGGAATCTCATCACCATCATATATCAGAGCATTGAGCGGGTCTCCAATACCAATTCCTGCCAAAAATCTTTTTATTCTTGTTATCTTCATTACTCTAACCTTTTAATAATTTAACTAAAAGTTCCCCTCAGCAACTTGAAAACAAGTTATCCCCAATTCTCTCCACATATCCACAACCTGTTTTCGATCATCAAATACACCTATTACATTGTACTTATCTTTGATATATTTCTCGTACAATTCCTTCTTAACAATACTATCTTTTCTCATATCACCTACAGCCCTCATGTATAACTGCTTTTCCATAGGAATATCTTCACCATCTTGAACGTGTTTGTATATTGTTCCTAAGTTCAAATCAAGCCATAACAACGTATTTGCTTTAGAATCGTCAGTTCTTCCAGACATAAAAACAACCTCTGTCCCCATCCAGACATTTTTAATTAACTTAATCACATCTCTATTAGGTTCGTCTTCCATAACTTTAGTCATATCATATGGGCTTCGGTCTCTTTTTAAAGCTAATGTCCCATCAATATCACATAGATATATATACGGAAGTTCAGGATTAAATTCTATTTGTTTAACAGGTTCTACCTCAGGTTTTAAATAATGGTTATACATATCGTATATAACACCAGCTCCAACAGAATTATTTCTTTTTAGATCTCTTCTAACGCATTCTTCTACTGATACATTGGTAAAGTCCTTGATCTCAAATTGAGAATTGCAATGCTTCGCTATTTCCCTAAGATCTCTTTCATGAATGGGATTAAGATTAGTATCATCAACTATGATATTCTTTCCAGCTCCAAAAGCCTCTTCAATAATATAATTCCTCAATCTAAGTACGAACTTCTCATTCCCACCAGTCCATATACCACTATCGAGCATCATTCTGAGATCATCTTTGTTAACTCTCTTTGTTCTGCCTATGTTGTTTTCTACCTCTTCAATAGCCCATGTAGACTTACCAGAAGCAGGGAGCCCTTTTGTCATTATTAGTTTTTTCATTATTCGTTTATAACTAACTTAAGATATACAATTTCAACACTATCCTCTGTAGAGTAGACAACCTTCCAATTAGTAATATTGTTCTCATTTAAGAATTTGGTAAGTTTTTCTGTATGGGATCTTGTTATTCTGCCACTACCATGATTCCCATATGCGTATCTATCTTCAAACCTTTGACTTTTCCACACCTTAGATATCTTTTTCATTATTCTCCTTCATCCTCTTTAAATTTAACGTTACCAGTTGGCTCTACTAAGTCCCATATTTCCTGAGTAACAAATTCTTTCATACTTCCTTTAAGCATCATTGTAACTATCCCTTGTATCTTAGGATCTAAAGTTCTTACTCTCTGAGAAAATGCACTGAATAACTTCCTTTGAGTATTAAGATAATCTTCCCTACGAAAATCTACAATATCTACATCTCCGATAGAAACCTCTTTGCTAATCTCTCCAAATGCTTTTGCACTTCTAAATCTAATATCTTCAAACCTTCCCTGTAAATCTCTCCTAACAGACTTAAGCCATATCATAAACTCTTCAGGAACATTCTCTTCCAATGGCTTCATGTCTTTACTCTTCTTCATCATCTCCCATACTGCATGAACATTAAGACCAGTTAATATTTTGTGTAATCTTTTGTATTCCTCAAACTTAACCTTCAATCTAAACTCATCATCAAAGTGTAATACATACCCTTCAGCATTAGGAATATTCTGTTCTAGGTGATCATATATTTTAGGATTGTCAAAAGAACTCATAAGAATATCAATCTTAATATATTCCCCTGTTTCGTTATTTCTAGATCCTAAATAAACAAGCTTCTCCTCTCCTTTATAATCAATAACAATTCTATTCTCTGGATATATAATTTCAAACAAATGAGTATACCCATAAGTCAAGCTAGAGAGATCTAATGGTTTATCTGTTTTCTCAAAACTGTTTCTCATTATCTCAATCATTCTCTTTGCCTGATCACTATTGAATGATCCTCTTGTAGCTGTAACCCACTCATTACCATATTTAAATAGTATTCCTAAACTGCCATCAACTTTTTCTTCTATAGTGTATTTACCATGTCTGGCAATTATTTCAGTTAAAGACAATGGTATATCACCATCAAATGTAGGTTCTCCTAGATTAAAAAATTTATCAAATGGTCGAGCTACTACATTCCAATCTTTATCAACTACTAATCCTCTACATACCGTAGTAATTTCATCCCACACATGAGCGTGTTGGCACTCGTGGGTATAATTCAATATCCACAAATCCAACTTAGGATGTTTCTGTTTATGTACTAATTTTGATTGTATTGCTTTTTCTATTCCTCTTACGTCTAAATTCATTATTGTATATATAAAATTTATTTCTTCTTTATCTTTATTACTCTATCAACTGCACGATCTGCCTTGTTAATTAAATCAAGAATACTAATAGCATAGTATTTACCAAAATCTTTTGGTTTTTCCTCCCCACACCATATGCAATGATCTAAAGGCTTCTTATCTATTCCCTCTATACCATACCTACAACCTTCGTACAGACACCTTAGTCTCATTTGTCTCTTAACAGAATCAGCCATAATTGTAACCATTGTTTTCTGAAAATCCCCCATTATGTCTTGTGAACTGATTTTTCTTTTCATTACATTAAATCTTTAAAAATATATTCAATATCATCTAATCTCTCTACATACGGTTGCATCCCAGTAATACTCTTTATATTGATCAATCTCTTATCATGATCCACAACAACATTCCTGTATGTCATTACTCTGCTTGGAACATCCAACCTTCCACACACAAATTCATTTCCTCTTTTAGTTATTAACCAATATCCTCTCTCCCAAATGCCATCTACCTTGTACTTAGCGACTAATCCGTGGAATCGTAGTTTCTGGAAGTTATTGTATTCTGTCTTAGAAAGAGAGAGATCATTGATTAAATGAATCTTATTTGCATTCTTCTCAACAATCTTCCTCTTCATTTTTACTAAAGAGCCTACCAGTATTGGTGTAAGTCTGTGCCAATACTGTTTCAGACTTGCACCACACGCTCCACACACCTTATCTTTTGTTAATGCCTTACTTATCTGTGCCGTATACCTAATTAGATGTGTCTTAGCCTCTGGAGATACATCATACAATCCTATGTAGTTATTGTAGATAGCATCTATTAGTTCCATAAATCTAGACATCTATTAGGTAAATTATATATAGGCATCCACTTCAATGAGCTACAATCTGCAAAGAACATTACATATACAACAATCACTATGAAGATAATAAATAATATGACTTCAACAGTAATAATATTTCTATCTCTCTGTTTCTCTTTATCATTTCTAAAATCAAAATCTTTGTAGCCCATCTGTGTATCTTAATATATTAAATAAATCCTCCCATCCCACCCAACAGTCTTTACTACTTAGAATGGCAAATCCTCGTCTAATGGATCTGGCTCTTCTGTTTTCGAAGGTTCTGTCTTTACCTCTGGTTCTGTTGGAGCAGGATCATTTACTTTCTCTGCATCAACAGTTTCTGTCTCAACTCTATTATCTTCTGGTACTACAGCTACAAAATCTAATAACTCAACCAATGAATTCTGTGAATTACTAAAGAAGGTAAAGTTGTCTGCAAATAATGCAACAAGTTCTTCAAACTTCGAAGCCTCACCTAGATCATTAACCATTACATCAGGTTTCATTGCATAGAATTTTGCTCCAGCTTGGCTTGTTATCTGTTGACTAGAAAATACAATTCTCCATACGCTTGGTAATATTGTTTCTAGGGACTGTTTCAATCCTAGTGATTTCTTTAACTCACTCATTTGTTTATTTATAGCAAACCATATATCCCACCCTGTTCCACCTGATAGAACAACTTGAACAAATGGATTAACTTGCTTCTCCATTAACTCACAAGTCTCATCGTAATTATGTGGAGCTAATACCAATCTTACTTGGTTCTTTAATTCAAATCCTTGATCTTTATACTTAGCTTCCCATTGTTCTCTCTGAATCTTTCTAACAATCCCACTCTTTCTAGCTACAACCATCTTCTTAACAAAAGTATTCTTATCATCTTTATCTACTTTCAATATCTCAACTCCAAACTCTACCTTAAGTAAAGTAAATCCCATTGCATTCTTAAGATCTGAAGATTTTATTTTCTCTTCATTCTTATATCCCCACTCACCAGTGATATCATCTTTTACTCTATAAGGTTTTACATACAACTTTCCATTATCTCCTTTTGAAATTGAATCTGGATCTGCAAATACATCATCCCCAGTACTACTCTGAACAATCCTTAACTCTAATGGAAATTTAACAGTTGTCTTATCTTGTACTCCTACCATACCATGATCCGATTTAAATAATTTATCGAATGACTCTGGTGTTAAACTTGACACATCACTAATTGCTACAGATTTGCTCTCATTTGACATAATTGTATATCTAAAAATAATCTAAAAAATTACAGGAACTAGATCTTACAAAGATTTAATTACAATTTAATTAGTGGTGAGAGTGTTCCATCCTCTTCATCTTAATTTAATATACTACCTATTTGACACCATGTCAAGTATTTAATAATCATTGCTAGACCTCTATTTTATATCTTCAAACCAATCACAATTTATCTTTCGTATCCTATTTTTCATTCCAATAGATCGTATATATTCTCTAATCTTCCTTCTGCTATTCAATGTATTTGAGATATCTATTTGATCCTTATATCTTTGAATACTAAAATGGTCGTTTGGAAATTGTTTAATTAGTAACTCTTTCAATATTTTTATTTCTCTATTCATAAAGGTTAATAGATTTATATATGCAGGTATCCTAGAGCCTCTGAGCTTCTCCCCCTGTAGTCCCCCATGGGTTATTTAGTGAACGACAAAAGAAAAGACTTTGGCAGTTTGCACTAAACTCTTAGGTTGTTAAATAAAGAGCTAACGCTATATATATAGTTTTGGTGATTGATATATGCAGTATATCCTCTTCACCTCTTTCGGCTACTTCTCAGGGGTATTCAGCCCCTCCTATGATTGATCCTGAGATCTGTAGACTGTAGCAACCTACACTAGAATCATAGTCCCCCCAGTTCCGATTAAAGAACTAGGCATAGCTGGTCGTAATCTGCCTAAGAAAGCTACCAGCTATACTCAATTCTTTAAAGTCTAAAAAGCAAAAACCACCCTTTTACAGGTGGCTTCTACTAGCTAAATTTCCTAAATCTGCATTTATGAAACTCATACCACCTCTCAAAAGTGTACTATTAACAGTATTTCTTTTTAGATAAGGTACAAATCTCATAATTATTTGATTTAGGTTAAATCTTGATTTAGCTTACTCAAATATATGGAGAATTATGTGTGTTGTCAAATGATATCAAATTTGCTTGTAATCAAGGACTAAAGAGAGGGGACATATCATATAACGAAGTATAAACTTCAGATTTATATGCCCCTCTCAATAGCCTAGTACGAATTACAAGAACTCTAAAACTTTATAGCTAAGATCTGTTATGCGACCTCCTTCTACTTTCACGATTCCTCGTGTGTAACCTTGAGAATATTGAGAGTGTGTAGTGAAAATACTTTCACCTATCAATGTTCCACTCTCTCCTGTGAGAGTTATATGTACCTTACGATACTTACGATTGTCCCCCCAGAACACATAAAGCAATGGATACCTTGCCCCCTCGAATGGAACTCCATTGACGGCAATATCTAATTCTACTTTCGATAGTCCAGCAAAGGTTTTAACCTCTGCTAAATATCTGTAGTCCAGATCCCTCCATTTCTTATTAGCTTTGATTTTCATAGCACTCCTTGTAATGGCGTTGCTAGGCTAGTTTGTAATGAACTGAAGTATGAAAATTTCTACTTGCAACTAGAAATCTTCATACATAGCAGGGGGAGTTTCCCTCCCCTGTCCCCTCTATGCCGTTATTTAGTTTCTTTAGCAGGAAAATATTTATCCATTACCCTACTAGCGATATCTGCTATACCTTCTACAAGAATGTATGCACCAGCAACTATAGCAATTAGCTTTAGTTCGTATGCAGTTAATCCAGTATTTTCTATTCTGTTATAAATAACAATTGCTATAACAGCAATAGCAACAACGAATTTTCTACTCTTGTAATCCTGAACCATCTGAAGAATAGTATTCTTTAATGATTCTAATATACTTAAGTTTTCCATTATTCACTCTTAAATAAATTAAATAAAAATCTAATGAAAGTTTTTAGCAAACCCTCATTTGACTCCTTCAAAATTGTTCGGACTGTCCTCAAAGGCTTAGTATCCAAGGAACAACCATAATAACTTAAGCCATCACTTCTACTTTATTTTAAAGAGAAGATCTAGCAATTTAGCCAAGAAGCTTTTCTTCAATGGCTCTGGTTCTGGTTGGTCATTAGGTTCAGGTTCACCACTCAAATCCACTATCTGTTTCTTTAAATCTTTAATCGTTTCATCTTTGATCTTAAGTTGATTTTGATTCTCACTCTTGAGCAACTCAATATCTTCTAAGTGCTTCTTATTATTATTCTCTATTATGTTATTGAGATTTACAATTTCTGCTTCATAAGCGTTTTTGTTATTATCTATTTGGGCTTGACAATCTATTTCTACATTTTCAATAGTTGTTTTAAGACTTTCAATATTGACATTCTTATTAGCAATGTCAGCTTTCAAAGACTCTATGTTTGCACTTAAATCTGTTATTTGTTTTTGTAATTCTGCTATCATTTTTGGATCCTCTACTTGAATTATTTTAGGTGGATCAATTACTTTATCTCTATTGAGCTTACTACCATAACAGGCAGTCTGATCCCCAGCCCAATGAGGTTGCCAATCATCATACGATTTGATCTTAGGTAACCTTCCATTTTCATTATAGATCAATTCATTCAAAAGTTCATGGTAACTTCTGTACTGTGCATCTGTTGGCTCTACTAAATGATTCATACCTATTACAGATATTCCAATACCATATACATTTCCAGTATTAAGTCCTAGACTTCTAAAGTTTTTACTATTAGGAGTGTGAGCTCGTACTGAACCTATGTCTCCTATTTGATATACAACAGCATACCCATTGTGTTCTTCTGAAGTAATAATAAAGTTGTATCCTATTCCACCCCAGCCTCTTCCATTCATGTGTATCTGTCTAACTACTTCTATCTCCTTAGCTCCATCACCTATTGGGTGAGTTACTGTATGGTGTCCCCAAAGGATAGAAATGCCAGAAAGGGATCTGTATCCTCTCCAGTCTTTTCCACCCTTAGAATCGTCTCTAAGCTCTCTCCAGCACCCTAGGTCTTTTAATGTAGGAACATAAAATCTGTTTACTTCTTTACTCATTTTCAGGTTTCTTCAATTTATCTAGATTAAAGAGAACTCTATCTCCTTCTGATACTAATTGATCTCTGACTTCAGGACTCATTTTAACTCCAGCTTTAATCCTATCTTCTTGTTCTAACACAAAATCAGCTCCCAAAACTTCAGCCTCGGCTTTACGCCAATCTTGTTTCTTAGTCTTCATGTTCCTTGAAAAATCAATCTTTGGATCTGGTACAAAATCAGCCTTTTGATATACTAACATTCCTTTTCCTGCCATAACATTATAGAATGAATTTAATCCTCACTAGAGAATAATATATTTTCTATGATATTAGATTCTTTCATTAAATCATCACAAATACAAGACCCATCCAAAGGTTGTGGCATAGCCCTATTTACCCAATCAACAGCTAGATAGCCAGTAAACCTTCCTTTTAAATCAAATATCGGATACATACATCTTGCCTGTATAGCTTGATCTCTTAACAGTTGACCAAAAGCATTTTCATTCACGTTATTAACATCCTTGATAACAACAGGATCTCCTTCCATCATAACCTTCGTAAAACTTCCAAGTATCGAAGTAGGGATATTTTGATACCTAAGTATCTCGGAACTTACACCACTTCTAACTCTCTCGTGGGTAATTGAAATATATTTGAAAGGGATTCCACCTAAGGAATGAGTACCGTTATGGAATTGAATTAACTTAGCTCTATCAGCTGTATATGTTTCTAACATATCATCCAATATCGCATTGATTATCGTATCACTTTTAAAGCCCTCTTTAGTCTCTTCTACTGTATATGAACCAGTAGGATATTCGTCCATCTTTCTAATAACCCATTGATACCCAAGGTACATACCCAATATCATAATCAGAATGAGAATAGTTTGGAGGACATTAACAAAGTTGTCTTTAATATAGTTTGATATTTTCTTGAATAAAGAAAAATATTCTTTGGCTGTGTCTAGTTGTTTGTTCATAGCAGTTTTGTTATTTTAACATTTCATGGATCTACAACAACTATCCCATCCCCCCTCATTCATATTAACCTATGAGGCTCAATCTGTAAAGCTAGAAATTTGTATTTGTTTCTCTGGTTGTAAGCCAGTTATTTAAGGACTTATCTATTACCTTATCTTCAAGTAATTGTTTAATACAATCATCACTAATCATATTTGCATAGCGTAGGCTAGTCAGATAAGCTCTGAACTTTTCAGGATCATTTATTTCAGTCTTTACTTCAGAAACTTTAGTACTCTTATCAGCTAGTGTTGTTACTCCAAATAAAAGCTGATCATAATCATATTCGCTTCTTGCAAGTAATGCTTGTTGCCTAAAGTCCTCTCCTATTGTTTTAGCTAGTGTCTTTTCTTCTTTTGTATATTTTCCAAGATCTTTATCCCCAATTTCCTGTCTTACCTGTTCTTTAATTAACTGCTTCATATTGTCTGGTGTTGGGTTCTCTAGATACGCTTTCACTTCGTCTGGTACACCATCATTGTTATATTGATCAATAAGACTAATTACTTTAGATCTTGTGTTGCTAATCGCTTCTAAATCCTTTGAGTCGTAAGCATCAGAATAAGCCTTGATAGATTTCTCAACCTTTTTAGATAACTCTTTCTTTATATATATACCCATCTGTTCATCCTTTGTAAGGTCAATGCTTCCATTCTTCATAGAGGTATACAACTGATCATTTCTTTCTTTATCTACAGAGTAATCATTTACCCTCCTACCATATTCAAAATAGTAATCTCTGAATACAGACGAGGTTAAATTCCATGCTTCTGGTTTCTGTGTAATGTACCCTACAGCTCTACCAAAAAATGACTCTAGTAAAGCATCTAACTTAAGTGGAGATAATCCAAGTGAATCACCAAGTCTTTCTCTACTAAATGGAAGCTTCTGTTGTAATAGCCACTTAGCAAGAGCTGAAGTCCCTTCATTGAATCTATCTGCTGGTAACTTATTCTTTTGCCAGTCAGCTTCTATTGGCAGTAAGTCAGGATATGTTTTATATCCAGCAATAGCTAAGATAGGTTTTGTTATTGCAGGAACTTGAGATAAAAGATTCTTTCCAACTTCATTAGTAAATCCTTTCCAACCATCTTTACTTAGCAATGCAGACATAGGTACTAAGAAGTTCCATGAATCAGGGATACTCGTTGTAAGTGCTGTTGTGTAGTCTGAAAGTCTATAATTAGTATTATCTTTATCTAGTATAGTATCTAGGACTAACATATTGATAAATCCACTTATTCCACCAGCCCATTCGGCTACTGCCATTCTAGTCATGTTATTAGTCTTCTTATTTGGCATAAAAATAAATCTTCCAAGATCTTCAGCAGTTAAATCTCTTAACTGTTGTTTCTCATCATCGTCTGCATTTCTCCATGCTCTAAGTAACTCTTCAACACCTAATGCACTTATTAGTGCTGTAGCAAATATCATTCTTTGTCTGATCTTAGGACTGTTAATAAAATTACTTGTAACCCATGTGAAGCCCTGTAACTGTGCATTTGCAAACGGAATGGCTCGATACACCTTTGGAAGGTTTGTAACCTCTCCATGCTTACCTTGTAGCTTGTAAGACCCCTTCATGTGGAATGGTGTAGTTACTCTTCTTGCTTTCTCCAATGCAACCAAATCACTGTCTCCAGATTTCTTTGCTTCTATGAACTCTGTAGCTCTAAATACAAGCTCCGAAACATGAGATGGGAAGCTGATTAGATTGAGAAGCCCATTGCCAAATTTGCTTAATGCACTTCCAAGTTTCTTAATAGCGTTCATTTCACCTGTTACCTTCTGATCAAAGGTATTGTAATCACCTTCCATCCATCTAACAAACGTAAGCTCCTGTCCACCTAATGCTAAGAACTTTGTAAAGTATTCATACTCCTTTGAACTCTTTAACTTTCCACCTATTACTTTAACAGTATCAGCGAATAGATTTCCTACTGCTTTAAAAGCATTCTTCTGATATGTTTGAGTTGTGTAGTTTATGAAGTCCCTTGGTAAGTTAGTAAATGCAAATTGTATATATGATCCAGTAGTTCCAGCAGTCCACATTCTCTTGTATGCGTGTTGTATATTCTCAAGAAGATTAGTTTGTTGTGGTGTTAGATACTCTCCTATCCATTCCTTAATCATAGGATTTACTGCATAGGCTGATTTCTCTCCATCATTCATTGTAATCAATATCTCCTTGTTGTTCTCTATACCCATTGTGTAATCAACAGGCTTGATAAGATCTCCATACATAGATACTGTTCTTGGAGTAAGGAAAGTATTAACAGATATTTGACTCATACTCTTTCTAACAAACTCTTGGTGATTTCTCATTGCACTATCTAGTGGATACAAAATCTCTTTTGTTGATCCAGTTCTTTTCTTCAGAGAAGATATCTGAGTTCCTGATAACTTAGCAATATTCTTTGCTTCAGCAGGGCTTACCTCTCCAATTACTTCATCATATACAATCCTTTTGAATGGAGCATATCCTTTGTTATCTTTAAGTTCATTGTATTTCTCCTTCGATAGTTTGCCAGACTCTACAGCAAGTAATAGATCTTGGTTAGTAAGCTCATCGAACATTTTATATTCAGATATAAACAAGTCTCTACTGTTCAGGTATGCTCTCTCTGATAAATCTCTAGGGAAGTCATCATTCTCAATAACTTGATTTACATACTTTAGTTTCTCAGTTAAATCAGTAATGTTTGTTTCAAGCAATATCTTCTCATTTCTCAGTTCTTTCATCTCATTAGTTATCTCACCCTTGCTTTCTTGATCTAGAGCTATTAACTGCTCATCTATCTCAGCTAGTCTCTTCTGACTATCTCTAATCTCGGTTGTATAATTATCTTTGTTTAAATAGTCATAATATGATCTTCTGGCAACCAATGCGTAATTGAATTGATCGGACAATCCTTTAATCGCCAATCTTGCTCTTAAAGTACCCCAGTTGTAATCTAATGTCTTTTCTACATTTGCTGTTAATGGGTTGTATCTCCAATACTCATCGGTATTCTTTCCTCCTACATAGTTAAGCACTCCACCAAATAGCTTCCCAAGTCTTCCATAATCCTCTACACCTTTCTTTCCTTTCAGTTTTTGAGCTTCTTTGGTAGAGTAGTTATTCTCAACAATAGCATTGACTTGATTCCTGAATCTAAACATCTGTGCGTAGTCATCCTTGGTCATAAACACACCTTGCTCTTTTGTCCATCTCTCTATTACATTAAGATCATCCTGAACAACATTAAGAGCTTGTTCGATCTTATTCTTGAAAAGTGTATTAGGTACTGTAGGGATATCTTTCGCCATTCTAACTCCAAATTTGTCCAGATCATTTAATGATTGATATCTAATTACAATATTAGTTAAATCATTTATATATTCACCAACAGTATCTTTGTAATACTTACCACCTTCCATTAGCAATTCTTTCACTGCGTGAGGATACTTCTCTATCATAGTAGCAGGAGATTTTACATATTCAGCTACCAGTGTAGCAAACCCTTCTTTGAGTTGTGTCTTCTCTTCATCAGTATTCTTGGCTGTAGGATACATATCTACATATGCACTCATGAGTTCAGTTCTAACAGCATCATTTCCTGTTGCAATGGATATAGATAATTTATTATCAATGGCGTGTGCTATCTCATGAGAAGCTACATAGAAATCAGTCATTCCTTTTAATCTAATATCTTTACTATTAAGATAGAAAGCTCCTAAAGCCCCCTTAGGTACATATTTCTCTCCAACCTTCTTAGCATACTTTCTTACAAGCTTCACAACTTCTTCTGCCACTCTAAGCTCTTTAACCTCTACCTTAGTACCTCTATCATCATAGCTCTCTAAGTTTACTCTTCCTTCTGCATATTTATCTTCTTCTGTTGTAGGATCTTCTAACATCTGTATATTTGAGATTGCTTCATTAGAACTAAACGCAAATTCTCCTTCTACCCTAAACATTAAGTATCTAGGATCTACATCAACCTGTATAATTGAATCTCCATAATATCTAGCTCCATTTACGCCACCAACTTCTTCTTCCAAAGATGATGATAAGTATCCAGCTTCTCTATCGAATCCCTCTTTTAGTATATTTTCAGCGTTCTCTGCTGTAGTACCATGATATAGTCTAATTGTATTATTAGGATTAACAGTTACATCAATACCATTTGCTTTTGCAAAATCACGAACTACTTCCGAGGCAGTTTGCTTATCCTTTATTCCATCAAAGAAATAATCATAGAATTGTTCAGCATCGTTCCATTCAACTCTAATACCTAATTGTTTTGCTAACTCATATACTTTATCAAATTTCTCCTGTTCCAAGTCTTCGTTTGCATCTTCTTCATTATCAAGATTCTTGTAAGCTGTAGTTTGGAGATCTTTAACTGCTTTATAAAATTCTGTTTCTACATCTGTATTTGATTTCTTCTTCATCTTCATACTTCCTTCGCTTTCATTCACATCTACAGCTTCCACCCCATCCTCAAATTTAACTTTATCCTGAGGAATTGCTTTATCTAATTGTCTGTATGCTTCTAATAGATGTCTTCCATCTTTTATAATAATTTCACCAGCTTCATTCTTTCCAAAGACAATTCTCTCTTTAAGATACTTTCCATTATTAGCCAATCCAGATTCAGCTTCTTTAAAGCTGACCTTTTCACCTTGTAAGTTATTAGCTTTCTTTAAACCCTCATCTGTTTTTGCTAAAGAGTTACTTGCATAATCAGTTAATATATCTGCATCGTATGTTTTAGGTTTAGATTCCAATTCTTTACTCTTCACCATATCCTTTCGAAGTATATCCAAGTTTCTACGGATATCATCCATAGATTGTATGTCGTCATATCTTCTGCTTTCATTTCTCCTTGCTGTTGTATAACCTAAGAAGTCTTCCTCACCTCTGCTATTTTGTAGTATTAGTTGATATAGGTTGTATGCCTTAGTTCCTTTAACAGGAATAACCTCATTTACTAAAGAGTCCAGAACCTTCTCAACAGTAGCTTTATCTCTGAATGACTCAGGTAACCATGCTGGATATCCGACACCAGTAGTTGTATAAGTCGTTTTATTTGTAGCATCGTCATATATAGCACTTCTGCCTTTCTTTTCACCAACTACAGCTTCTTGTAACTCACTATACATTCCACTTAACTTTGTAAGCTCCTGTTGATTTAAATCTTCTACAGCTAGTTTGCTTTCTATTGATTCCTTAATCTTATTTTCTAATTCAATCTTCTGATCTGTAAGTTTTGTGTCTATCTCTCCTTTGAGATATTTATCTACTATCTCCTTATCTGTTAAACCCTGTTCATACAGTTTAGTAACCTCAGGATTTGAAAAGAATATTGTATATCCTGTTTGTACAGATGCTTCTTCGTCTGATCTGTTATCAACATTGGCACTATTAAATACATCTCCTTGCTTTCCTTTTAAGTCTGAAAAGTAATTCATTATCTCTTCTGTGCTACCAAGCTCCTTTACTTTATTCTCAAAATCAGTTTCAGCGTTAGGATAATCTTTTAATAACTCCTCTCTGTTGCCACGATACCATTCTAGGCTATCACTTATATTTGTCTGGTCATTCCTATCTGTAGCATTATTTATTGTTTCTATTATCTTCTGCTCTGCTTTATCAGCTATCTCCTGAGCGTTACTGTTCTGTCCTTCAGCTCCATAGCTTTCAGCAGTGCTAATTACACCTTGCATGATAAGAATACTTGCTGTAATGGAAGCAATTTCTTCTGGTGTGAATTTAATGTCCTTGATATTCTTTTGATCAATAGCACCTTCTTCGTAATATTTCTGTGCTATCTCCTCGGCAAACTCTCCTAGGAATCCATTCCAACCACCACTCTCTACAAGAGCTTTGACAACTTCATTCTTACTAGAAGCACCTATCTCTTTTCCTATCATCTTTCCTAGACCTGTTTTAACAAGAGATTCTGTTCCACTAATTGCTTCTCCTAATCCGAGTTCTATTATATTGTTTCCATACTCCTTTGCTACGGACTTAATCAATGCTTCTCCAGCTGTGTCTCCTTGTCCTACAATATCAAAATCGTTATCCTTCCAGTCAAACTGATACTCTGGTGTTTGGTACTGTGCTACATCTTCTGCAATTCTAGGTACTCCTGAGGTTAGTGTTACCTTCCCTGCTTTAATAGCCATACTCATAGCCTTACTAGCAACTTTAGCAACTTTTCCACCAGCTATAACTACTTCATCAGGTATCGGCGTGAGACCTGCTACAATATAATCGGCCATTAAATACAGTGAATCAACAAGACCCTTTCCAATACTGTAACCCATATCTTTATTTGTAGAGAATTGTTTAATTTCATTTAGTTTAACCTCACTCATAACTCTCTTTTCGGCATCATTAAGTTCTTCACCATTTTCAGTTTTTCTAGTTGCCGATAATAGATGGAAAGCATCAATAGCATCTATTGTTCCAGTTACAAGTCCACCTATATAAGGAACATATCCGTTTTGCTGGAAGCTATCAAACAGACCCTTAAGAAAATTCTCGTTCTTAACAATACCATCTTTTACATATTGTAAATTCTCTCGTTGATCATACAATACAGTCAATCTCTTCTTCTGTTCAGCATTTGCATTGTCTCCTAAAGATTCAAGATACTGAATATCCTCATTTGTTTTATTTAGCACATTGTCTGCAGATATTTTATAGTAAGCGTAAGTGTCATCAGTCATATCCTTAATAGGATTAGTAATACTTGCCTTACCTATATCATCTAGGCTGTTGTAGTAGCTTCCAAAGGCTGTAATCTTATTCTGAATTGCTGTATCAGCTGGTATGTCTCTATCATTCTGAACAAGTTTCTCATCAGTAGAGTAGAAAGGTTTATTTGCGTAGTAAGCTACAGGATCACTAACTTTCATTTTAATAGCATCCTTTAGTGCAACCTCTTGAGTATTTGCTTCTCCCATCTTCTGTTGAAGATCATTATCAACCTGTGAAACATTAGCATTAGGAGTATATGAAGCTGTCTTTAGTTTATCCCATACATTTCTAATAGTATCACCAATTTGTTGAAATACACCAACCTTCTTGGTTTCTTGTTTCACTTCCTCAGTTTGTGTAGGTGAATTGAAAGCTTTATTCTCTTGAGAAGCTTGTTGTGAAGGTGTCTGGTCTACATTATCCTCTATGACCGAGTATGAAATACTACTATTCTCAATAGGAATAAAATCACCACCAGTGACATTGTTCTTATTCTTGTCTTTTTCGTCATCATCAATTACTGTCCATGATATAGCCATAGTCTTAAGACTTAAATTATACTAGTTCCACTTTACTGTTAATGCCCCACCATTACTTTCATTATATAATTTATAGCCTCCGCTATTAAGAGCATTAGTCATGAGTTCGTGTCCAGCATCTCCATACTTAGCTACAAATTTCTTTTCAATTGCTTGAGCCTCTGCTTTAGAAAGAACCATATCTCCAGCGTCACCAGTTATACTCTTGTTTGAAGCATCTTCCCAACTCATCATATCTTTTCTAGCACTCTCTTGTTTACTATTCCATTGGGAGGCTGTGTATCCGTAACTATTTGTAGAGGAACTACTAGACGAACTAGTTACTTTTAGAGACTTCTGTTCGGCTAATGATAATCCAGCCTTACCAGTTTGTTGTGAAGTAATCTTTAGAGTTCCATCATTAGGATCTATGTAAAGAATATCTGCATATCCCATTCCTGTATTAGGATCAACTCTTTGTAGTATCTGCTTAATATTACTTCCAGCAGGGGCTTGAACTCTAGATAAGAATCCAAGACCAAGACCAGATTGTACTTCCATCTTATGAACCTCTGTAAGGGTAGCACTATCCAATTGATTGTATTTAAGTGAGCCAGTTGTAATAAGATCTGCATAGATACCCAAGTTCGTAGATGCAACTTTCTGTTCATCAGACAATACCTTGTAAGCAAACTCTCTGTCTGCCTGTCTAGACGATTCAAGGGAATTATAGACACTCATTCTTGAGTTGAATTCAAGAGTGTATGCTTCTTTACTCATCTGATAATCCTCACTCTTTAAGGTCATCAATGTACTAATAACTGCGTTAGCACTATTAACGAAGTCCGTTTCATAAGCTAAGTTCCTATTGATAACAGCAATCTGTTCATTCATATCAGTTGTAACAGTATCTACTCTTCCAGATATAACACTTTGTCTCACTTGATCCTGTTTCATCAATCCAGTTCTCTGTCTTAATACATCCTCAGTACTTCTCTTCATATCTGCAAGATCTCTTATCCTTTGTTCTGAAGCTTCAAGATTGTAGTCTTTTCTTAATTGATTGTAGGTGTCCTCTAAGCTAGGAGCAGTTGGAGCATTTATATCCATACCAAGAGTATCCTGTGCAAAACTTGATACATCCTCACCAGTGAAAGGTGTGTATGCTTCACCTGTTGCAAGGGCTACTTTCTTTTTCTGTTCGTTATTCAACCAGTCTGTTAACTCTTGATTATTTTGAAAATCATCTTGTGCAGTTGCAGATGGAGTTGCTACTGTTGGAGCTACGACAGCAGGAGTAGCTTGAGCAGGTTGTGAGGTAGAAATTCCAGCTAATCCAACGGTAGGAATTTGATATTGTTTGCTTCCCATAACCGTATATTTACTATCTAGACTATTGAGCTTCGCAACATAATCCCACATTTCTTTCTTCATGTAGTCAGGATTACCAGCATCCTTAAGCATTTGTGAAATACCTTTAGAACTTCCTGTCATTGATTTTGTATTTGTAGTAGCCATAATATATATTATAATAGTTTATCTAATACTACAATCATCCTCTCTTATCCTTCATCCATTATATATTCTTCAAGGAGGTTAAACTCCTCCCATATCTTATTAACAAATATAGTATAGTACATAGTTATTGTAACAGCACTATATGTAATAAATCCAGCCTTTCTTAGACAGGTTAAATACAGCTTTTCATCATCTACATATGCAGAAAGGAGAGGGGCATTAGGGTTATACCAAGCATAATCATCTGTCCTAAAGTTGATTAAAGCCTCACCCAACTTCTCATTCACTACAAAACTATCATTGCTTAAACCCGCTATGCTTAAATTCCATCTCATTCCAAGTTTCGGCATGAATATAGGTGGGTAATCAAGACCGTGAACAACATCTGTAGAATAAGTGGTATCAATAGCAAGATCTCCAGAAGGCATAGATAATGTTAGAATGCCAGTTTTCTTTATTTTCATAGTATCGAATCTTGTATCCAAACTCAGATCAATAGGATTACTATTATAACTAGCACCATCTTTTCCTATCACAAGAGAAGGGTGGAGTATCGGGTATACAATACTTTCATTCTTACCAACCAACTGATTGAAAAACAATAAAGCACTACATCCAACATCAGAACCTCTTGGATTCATGAGTAAGCCATAATCATCACCAGAACCAATGACACTTACACCACGGCTTCCATCACTGTAAGCCCAAATATCATCGTTATCCAACATAGTATCATGAGTATAATCAGTTGTATTTACTTTTCTAAATCCAAGAAACTTAGGAGGGTAATCCAAAGGAATCACCACACTTCTATTCGTCTCAGTTATACAGCCTTGAAAAATACGAGGTGTCATGATTAAAGAATCTAATGCTTTATCTTTATCTAAGATATTGTTTAGATCACCATCTGTTCTTGCAACTTGTAATACTGGAATCCTATTCATACCAAGCCTCCTTATATGGTTCAATATATAAAAATACTCGTACACTTACATCCTGTATCGTAGATAATATTCTAACAGTATTTAAATCTATGTGTTTATAATAAATACAAGCAGGTTTGAAAATAGCACCAAAATCTGGGATTACTTCACGGATAGTCACATTTACAGGTAGCTCTCTCCAGCCATATAAGTCGTAAAATTCACAATCAACAGAGGCATCAACAAGTGGTTCATATCCTAAGTTGTGAACTATATCTTTCTTCCAACCAGCCTCGTATATCCCACCATCAGTATTAGCATCTTCTGTAAGAATTGTAATAGGAAATCCTTCTATAACTTTTAATGTATTCTTTGTACTATCAAGAGTATTACAAAAATCTGGATCTTGAAAACATTCTTTACCGTTTCTCACTGCTATAGCTATTGGCTTAATCATTATGCTACGTCCTTAAAACCTAGATACATCATGAGCTTTCCATTATAATAAAACTGGAAAGAAGTGTTTGCTGTCTCAGTTGTAGCTCTAAGTACAATAATACCATCGTTTCCAACGAATACAGGAGCAGTATCAGGGTTGTCAGATCCCCACCAAGAACCTCTTCTATCATGATGGTATGCTATGTTTCCCTCTCCAATTACAAGTTCTTTACCCTTCACAATATCGGGAGTATTCTTAACTTCTCTTCTTTCTTTTGGTAGTTTGCCTGTTTCTTTAAACATTATTCTGAACTTAATATTAGATAAGATATCCTTGGGGATTCATCTCCTCTAGTTAGTAACTCAAGTTTTATTTGAACCGAAATATAATCCTCTCCTATAAATTCAGCATTGTATCTCATTCTTGCACCATCATTTATCAAAGTTATTGGCTTCCATTCATCTGTGTAATTCTTCCTGTAATACAGGTTCACATACTTAGAAAGATTAACTTTAACATCTGTACCAGCATCCGTTGCTTCTATTGGAGTTCCACCTTCAGTACTGCTTAACTGGAAAGTATTAGCATCAGCATTAACTACATAGTAATCAGTTCCTTTTGCAAAACCTGTAGGAGGAGTACCATACAATCTAACAATATCATTGTTGTTGTAATCATGACTTGTTAGAGTAAACTTGTCTGTTGAGGTGCTATATGTAACGGTCTCAGGTATTGGTATTGAAGTATAATTAACGAATATTTTTCGCAGATTATCTGTTAGCTCACCTTTGTTATAGAAATACTTGGTTACTATGTAAGAGAGATTCTTTCTATCAGTGGATATTTTATCTACACCATAGGTTGTTCCATCTTTCCACGCTACATACAAGATGTTTCCACCTGATACAACCAAGCAACCAATCTCAACATCGCTTGTATGACCTGTTGATATCAAATACTCTAAGGCTAGTATTCGTGGAAATATCTGACTATTCCTAGTACCAAAACTATATACTCCTTGTGATAATGGATTCCCCGATTTGTTACTTACACCAAACAAAGGAATACCCTTGAAACTTGCAACAGCATTAGGATTTACACTCATCGTTTTACCATCATAATTTCCATACAATGCCCTCTCATAATATCCTTTATCCCCTGAATAGAAGTATAAAGCACCATGGCTTCCAGCCTGTACATAATAAGCATTATCAACTTTAAGGAAAGCATTAACTGAATCCTCAGGTAAAATATCCTCAATACTCCATGAATCAGACCAAGTGTTCCATCTGAATATCCATCCACCAATAGTACCTACAGCAACATCAGTGTCAAAAGCTCCTAAGCATTTAATTCTTAACTCTTTAGGAATATCTAACGCACTCAGTGACAATCCTACGTTGCTATCATCATCAACATATTTAATTTCATGAACATAGTTCCTATCTCCAATATACAAAGTATTGTTCTGAACAAGCATAGGATGGAACTCATTATCACATTCAACGAATAACTCTACATACGCTGTAGAAAAGTCTTCAGCAGTAAAACAGTTTAATGTTGTCCCTGTTGTATCTACAGTTACATGAGCGTGGTATGAAGAATATTGGGATGGATAACTAACCTTTGTAGTAAAGTATATCTCATTTAGTCCAACTGCCAATCCAGATAGAGCAACAGTCTTTGTAGCTAATACATTGTTTGCTTCATCGTGAATTGTTACGACTATGTTCCCACTTCCTTTCGTTACAATATCTACAGCTACACCTATCAATGTTTGATCAATAGGATTAAACACCATTTTATTAACATCGTCCTCGGAAATGCTTGTGAGCAATGTATATATAGCTCCAATACCACCGTTAGGATTATAATGAGGATCTTTTCCGAATGATAACTCCCAGTTCATATGTGAATATAATTCAGCATTACTAGACCAGAATGTAGCCCAGTTAGTTACTCCAACAAGATTAGTAAGGGGTATTCTATAAATATAGTTCTGCACTGTCCACCATAGGAATCCGTCATATTCAATAGCATCCAAGCATTTTGAGTCCCCTTGAGGAGCAGAGGTGGTGTATACTAACGTAAATGCTGATCCATCCCATCTCCAGATCTTTCCACTCTCTGAGGAGAAGAAATATACACCACCATCGGAACAGTCTACAGATGTCTTACATAACTCAGTTATTGTAGTACCAGATATTTTCTCTAATATATTACCAGCTTTCAATATACCAACCTCTTCATGCACGGATACACCTACCATCCCAGCTAAGGAGTTTTCCGATCCCATAAAAGGGGAATCAGATAATCCTCCCATATTCCAGTTCTCAATTATTGTTGGTTTAGCATTACTCATTCTAATAATCTTAAAGTTTAGTTATATCTCCCCAAGTAACTTCTCTCTTCTTAATATCATCATACTCTAGATCTCTCTTTGCAATATCATTGTACGTTGTCTCTCTCTTACTTATACTCTCGAACTCTACAGTTCTCTTTTTAATATCAAAGAATTGTGTAATTCTCTTCTTAATTGTTGACCATCTCTGATACACACCATTAAGGTACATTCCAATTCTTTCTCCTATTCCAAAAGAGTCTACAAACCTCTTACTAATAGATTTTACAATTTTATCAGACAAACTAATAGCATCCACCAAATATTTAGTTATCACTTTAGATACATTATCTGAAGCAAGGAAACTATCAACTAATCTAATTGTAATTGTTAATCTTCTAGCAAAATTCTCACTGATACCAAAGATATCTCTGATAGTTTTAGTAATTCTCTTAGATTGAACTTCTGAAACTCCAAATGTATCTTGAAAGAATCTTGTGAGTGATGCTGTCCTATCAAACTGTTCAGTGAATCCAACTATATCCTGAATTCTTTTCTCAATACCTTTCCCTAACAAACTATCATGTACACCAAAGCTATCAGAAACTTCCACAATATAGATAACCCCAACGGCTCTTTTTCCTACTAGATAACCATCTGCTAAATACCCCGATCCTATGTAACTTCTGTTTGCTATACTCATAATTTAAGCCACAACCAAATAAAGAAGCTACCCAATGTTAAGCAAATATCTTTGCTATAAAGCAATATGATGCTAACTAATACTGAAGCGATAGCAAGGCTTAGTATGATTTTGTTTAGTTTCTTTTTCATTATATTACTAGTATTCGTGAATTATAATTATACCTGCACCACCACCTCCTCCTACTCTATCAGCAGAACCACTAAATGCACCACCCCCTGCACCGCCACTACCGATTCCACCACCTAAACCAGTTCCACTCCCATCTGTACTTGTTCTACCTTTTCCACCGTTTCCCAGAACAGAATCTCCACCACTTCCTGCCATACCTATTCCAGCTGTCAATCTAACCCATGGTTCACTATATCTACCACCAATGTTAATATCTCCACCACTAGCACTACCACCAGAACTCCTTAGACCAACACCTGCTGTGTTACCAGTTGCACCACCATCTCCTCCAATACCGCCATTCGCTGTCAAATCTCCAAATGTAGTATCCCCACCAGTGCCACCATCATTTGCTCCAGCACTTCCACCTGACCCACCAGCACCAACGGAATATGAGTAACTCTCTGCTAAACTATCATAAAATTTGCGACAGAAACCACCTGATCCACCACCACCTCCCATACCACAATAATTTGACGCTGTTCCTTGTCCACCACCACCTCCGCCACCTCCACCAATAAGTTCTACCTCAATCTTTGTTACACCAGCAGAAGGAGTATATGTTTGTGCAGTTCCAGTCGTATAAATGACAACGCCTTTTAATGTTCCTTTTACTTGATTGTCGTTTAATTTTGTTTTTCCCATTTGCTGTTAGTTATTAAAATTAAGCCTTCACTCCTATTGCTATCCAAGAGTAACCATAATAAGTAGTCGCAGATAAGTTCCCTGTATCTCTTAACCACATTCTTACAGTACAAGTTGTTGTTGTAACATCCTCTGTTGATTTAATAGCAGTACCACTTGTTGTTAAATCTCCAATGGCAGAAGGTTCGGATACAGCGTCCCCGGCGTCTCCAAGGACTACAACAGGAGCAGCACCAAAAGCTACTGGGAATGTAATCGTTTCAGTTATATTTGTTGCAGCAGCTCCAGCTATATATCCCCACCCATACTGAATAATTAAGTCTCCTACTAAGGCGTTTGTTGTGTTGCTCTGCCTATTTAATTTGAAGAGTCCAATATCTTTTATTGTGTTATCATCACCATCTAAAGTCTTATTGGTTAATGTTTCCGCACCTGCTATTGTTGCATAACTACTTCCATGTAACCCGTCTAGTGTATCTGCATTTCCTGTAGTAGCAGAAGCAAATTGATAAACTACTATTATAATATCTCCTGTTACTGGAGCAGTATTAAATGTAAATGTTCCTGAAGCTGGAGTAGTTTCTACCCAATCCTCACTACTTCCCTGTGTTTGTAATTGTCCATTTAAATACACTCTCAAAGAACCACTTATATAGCTTCCAAGACTAATTGTATAAACTGTATTAGAACCATTTACAAGTCCGCTTAATGCTCCATAAGTATCAGAAGTTCCTCCACTACAATCTATCTGAAAGGAATTTTTACCTATGCCCATATTAGCCCAAGTAATCTTCTTTGGGACTCCAGCACTTGTATCTTCAAAAACAAATTCATCATCATCAGCTAAAGTAGTTTCCGCACTTCTTCCAGTGATCAACTGTTTTAAAAATTCCCATATTTCAATAACTCTAAATCCTTCAGTAGTATTCGCAAATAGAATCTCATCTGTATCAGATGGAGTTCCATCGTATGTCTGATCGGTAATCAACCCTTTCTCTACCTCACTAGCTCCAATATTAGTAATTGTATTATTAGTAGCATTGATAGTTTTGTTTGTTAATGTAGTAGTTAGCGAATCAAAATATGATTTCAATGTAGCTTTTATATTAGCCCAAGTAACTTTATTTAAAGCATTAGATGAAGCACTATTAGTTAATCCAAATGTATCAGCATCTACAGGTGTAGTCTTTGCAGTAGAACCAAAAATAGAGCTTCCTACATTTCCAGCATCAGTTACATCAGCACCAGATTCTACACCGATATCACTTGCTGTAACACCGTGTGGATTCCCTGTCACTAGCTGGGAGTGATCATAAGCAGTTTTACCTCTATCGCCTCTGTATGCAGTGGATGATGTCTCTCCGAGTGCTAAGGACGACCCAATGGCTACATATGCAGAACCACCCCATCGGTATGTAACATTCGTATCTAAAGCTATGTATATTATTCCAGCAGATCCAGTTACAGGAAAAGCTCCAGCGTTAGCATACTCAAGTACATCATCAACATAAGCAGGTAATTGAGAGGATGGAACTTTACCATCTGAACCTAGTTCTGCTACACCACTACTTGCACCTTTTTGTGATAATGGAATCTGTGCATCGTTGGTAACATTTCCCAATCCCACTTGAGTCTTTGTAACACTATGTGGGTTAGAGGTATTAGTTAAGTGATTATCATAAGTAGTTTCTTTTGCCTTTAAATCATCATCAAACTTTTTTGTTCTAGTAAGTGTAATCTGAAAACCAACACCTAATGACATTGGTGTAGTTCCTTCTTGCCCTCTTACTATTGTAAATACATCCCCACTACGAGCAGTAACCCTTACTATTTCGGTATTACTTGGCAATGCTAATCCACCAACAGGTGAAGCTACTACATTGAAAGCTCCATCTGTGGAAGGTAATGGAAAATTATCACCCTCACCACTGTTAAGAGTAAATGACAATCCACTTGTTGCAGGACTTGGAGCTGTTAAGATTGTTCCATACCCAAAATTGGTTATTGGATCCATTGCATTACACCCTAATCAAATTAAACAGTAGCTACAATCTGGTGAACAATAACTAAGGAGTCAGTATTCTCTAAAGGTACTGTAGGGAAAACATTTCTTGCTAAGAGATTTCCAGTTGTATCATCATCAAAGATTCCTTCTTCAGATACATTTATGGAAGCAGTAGCAGTAAATGTCTTACTCAATTCAAATGTATCGTTGGTTGTGTTGGTAGTTCTACGAACAGGAGTTACAGTACCTCTCGTACCACCATCAGCAGTGATTTCAGTCTGAAGAGCTGTGTTACCAGCTACAGGAGAAGTTGTACCAGAACCAATAGCTAACACATTGGCAGGAGTTGTTGTAAAACCACAGGCTTGATCTATTAAGACTTGCTTTCCTCTAGTAGTAATCAAGTTCTTGTTTACAGTTTCAAAGACATATTTACCAGTAAAGATATTTCTAATATCTTTTCCTAATGCCATGTTAAACAATTTCCAGATATAGTTACCTTGGAACAACTTCTTAGATGCAAGTTTCAATAAGGAGTCTAAATACTCTTGATCTAAACCAGCCTCACGAGCAGAATTATAAACAGCTAATTTCTTAGTGTCATATAATCTTTTCTTCACTATGCCCATAAATATGGACTTATCTTTCTGTATCATTTTGATAGAGATTAAACTTATATTAACCCCATCTTAATGTCCTACTTCTTCTCTATTTTTCCCTTTAACTCCTCTATCTTAGGATCTATTACCTTCTCTAGCAATACCTTCCTTGCATCAATGTTATCTTCGTATGACCCTATCTCTTTGTCTATACTTGCTAACATATTTCTTTTCTCAGCTTTAGATCCATTTCTTTTAATAGCTTCTACTTTATCATATACCTTCATTTGAGCTATAGCACCTTCAAATTGTACTATTTCTTTTATTGTTGTTGATCTATATTCATTCCACGCATCTAATCTTTCTTTTTTACTAATTAACTCTTTCATCTCTTGCTTAAATATAATTTAAATTAGTTCTCATAACCATTATCAGTATTGTCAGAAGGTATCTCACCTACAATCTCCTGATCTCTGTTAAAGTTTTTGAGCTTATCAAGCACTTCAGTATATCTTGCTATTACATTTTTGTCATTATCTGATAGTGGTTTGTCATGGTTAGCTTTCCACTCTGCAACTACTAAGTCCATATATGATTCTTGTAATTGATATGGTATACCAAATGTTCCTAAGTCTACACTAGCAGATAAATCTGTTATCAATGTAGGAGCTTTGAACAGGAACAACTTCATACCATTAGTTATATTAGCTTTGATTTCGCCTGTGAGTAAGAACATACTTCCTCTAAACCTACCATATCCAGCATCACCTTGCTCATTACTATACTTCTCAAGAATATTAACTTCTTCCATAGGAGTCTCCTCCATATTCATATTCTTATCCTTTAATCTAATCCAATGCTCACCATCTAACTTAGCATCAACGAATTTCATTCTAGCTAATATCTCGGCAGGGAAGGCATACTCTCTAGTAAAGACTTTATCTCCACTTAGATTTGTAGTGTAACCTGTTCCTGTTGCCATTAAATCGGCTTCTTTAACATCCCCTTCATAACCTTCATCTAAGTATTCAAGATCCCCAGCAACCATATATTGCTTGAGTTGCATTAAGATAAGGAGTTCATCCGATGGAAGAGATTCTTCTGTTGCCCTAGCTTTAAATCTAATAGCCTCTACAGACTTAGATACAATCATGTTAGTTTGTTAATTAGTTTAACTTCTTAAAGACACCTAGATACTTTCCTTTAGGTTTGTCATCTGTTAGTTTGAGATCTTGACCAGCTTGTTCTGTTAGGTTTCTAGATCTATCAATCTCAACTGCTACATTAGAAGGAATGTAAGCCATTTGTCCCATAGGGATATAACACTTACAACCATTGATAACGAATGGGAAGTAATCACCTTTCTTCTCACCATCATGCAAAGGTAAGAAGTACAATACTTTTTTATACTTTGTCTTAATCTCTTGTACAAGTTTATGACCAGCTTCAGTACCATCTGAGATGAAATCAATAATAGGATAATCAGTTTGCTCTTCTGGTTCATCCATAGCTTGAGCGTGTACTTTAGCTATGTTCTTTTTAGTTGGCTTGTTATTAACAGTCTCAACTGTTTCAGGAGTAATTCTCTCTGATTTAACTTCAGAAGCTTCCATATCCATAGGCTCTTGAGCTTCCATTACTTCAGGAGTAATCTTGGTTGATTTTGCGTTAGGCATGATAAAAAAATAATTAACTTATATATTACTTATAGATTATAACAATAGAAATACAAAAGCAAGATGTAAAACTGAAAGGGAAGGGGAGCATTTTATTGCTCCCCAGAGATGAAGGATAGAACACTAAGAGGATGGATCTTAGCCCACCAACTCTTAATGAGTCGGTAGTTAAATCAGTGCAACAATATCGTCAACACTTCTAACATAACCCTGTGTGAATGTAGCAGTTACGTCAGTTGCATCGAGCAATGTTGTTGTAGCATCAAAGACAGCTTCGTTAGCCAAAGCAATCTTGAGGCTTCCTAAAACAGCACTATCAGCAGGAACGGCAGGTAAAACAGAAGCATCGACATCTGCAACTGCACCAGCTGTAACAACAGGAGTTCCATCAGCAGGAACAGTAATCAAGTACTGTCTTTCCTTAAGTGCTGGAATATCATGTGTTGTCGCTGTAAATGCGATCGCAGCGGTCGCAGCCAAAGACTTCAAAATACCATTTAGCTTGTAGCTAACAGCATTAGTCGTCTTTATCTGTGACTTCGTATCACCGATTGCTAATAATGGATTACCTAAAACACCAGTATTGGTAGCTTCATTAAGAGCCTCAAAGAAGTTACTCAAAGCTTTCTGGTATTGAAAATATTTGGAATCCATGATCGTTAATCGTTAATTTATATATAAAGGCTACTTAGGGTAGCCACTCCTCTATTTTATTTCTATTAAGAAATAGAACTTATTGCGTGTTCAATTCTCAATAACCAGCTTTGGTTTAAGATGACCGCAGCGAAAGTTGCTTTCCAACCCATTGATCCTCTTTGATCAAGTGCATCAGCAACACCAGATGACCCGACAGCCTTAGTAATGGTTCTCATAGCCTCACCAGAGATTCTAGAGATACCAACTGCATCCTGTGCAAATACTAAAGCAGTATATACGTCAATAGAACTTGATCCACCACCTGCAAATATTTTTGTATTTGTAGAAGTAATAAATCTAAAGTTCCCAAAAGATCCAATTTCTGTTGGAAGAACATTTGCTTTACTTGCATATTTCTCAACAGGTGTGAATCCAGAGATTGACTGTACATCCTTAACTGCCATAGGGTTAATAAGAACATAGTATGCACTATCTACAGGAGATGTTGCATAACCAGTATCAGCGTTAACTCTACTTGTTAAGAAAGGAGCGTTAGCACTCTGCATTGTTCTATATGCCTTTTGGAACTCTCCAATATCTAAGACATCTGTAGAAGCAACATCAGTTCTAACAGTTCTACCACCAGCGAATTGTACGTTAGTACCAGCATTAAATACTTCTCTTGCGATTGTATCCAATGAAAGACCCATTTGATCACCCAAAACTCCAGATAACTCACTTAAGAGTGGATCTAAAGTTGTCATCTTTACTTTACTTGTAATGATGAAGTATGCTCCGTATTCCTCTATAGTTGCAGTAATATCGGAGGTAGATGCGTCTTGTGCATCAGGAGTTACACCTTCTACAAGAGGAGTTGTAACAGCAGAAAGCACACCGTATCGTCTGAACTTTATCTTATCAGTTTCATTCTTAGGTAAATCTCTTACCTGAACGAACTTGGTGTGATAAAGAGCAGGTTTTGCTCGTCTGAGCATGTTCCTATCATAGTAATTATTTACACCATGAGGAATTGTAGTTTGACTTATCATATCTACTACCTAAAAAATTTAAATAAAAAAAATACCCACGCATCAATAGCTTCAAATGAAACTACTAATACATGGGTATTTCCCTTTTCTATTCGGTTGTAATCTAATATATAGCTTTATACACTATCTTGTCAACACCTAGAGTTGTCCTCTTTCTGCTTTAGCCATTATTTCTGCAATTTCTGCATCTGTCTTTGTATCAGCAGGAGCAAGACCACTAGGATCTACGTTCTTTCTACCACTATCATAATTCCCTAAATCTCCTTCTTCTATAGCTTCATGTGCTTTATTACTCTGTTGCTTACCAAACTCAATCCACTCTTTAGGAGATAATACATTCCTCGTAGCAAACTCAATAGGATTATTATATCCTTTCATCTTAGCTTCTACTGCTATTTGTTTTATTTCTTTCCTATGAGATTTAAATATATCATTCTCTTCATTATCAAAGAAGTCATCTAACTCTTCGTTAACAGCATCCTTAGCCTTAAGAAGTTCAATATCTGAATTGTTGTTATTATTAACAGGTGGTATTACTTCCTTCTTTTTATCAGCTCCATCATCCTCACCTTTGTCATCTTTGTTCTTATCTTCACCCTCGCTACCATTCTTATCAAATGGATTATAAAAGGTCTCTTTCTTTTTATCTTCGCCTTTCTCTTCATCCTTACCTTCCTCACCATCATCTTCTCCTTCGTCTTCATTACCATCTCCTAAATCTTCCTCTCCCTCTTCACCTTCTAGTTCCTCTTCCTCTTCTTCGATCTCACACTCTTCAGATAAAAGTAAATTCTTCTCTTCTAAATCTAACATAGCAGTATATATAAAAAATTAACTTTCGAAAGGATCATCTAAAAGAGTATCGAGAGATTCGTCTTCATTTTCTCCATCACTCTCTCCGTTATCCTCGTCTCTATAAAGTAAAACATTTGTGAGCTTAAAAGGCAAGTCTATGATCATAGATACATACTTCAACTCACATCGTTTCTGAATCAGTAATTCCCCCTGTATATTCTTATCAGCATCAAGTATTTCTTTTTTAAGCTTTTCTTGTATACGCTTTAATATACCAGTCTGCCATTGGTTTCCTATCTCATCCTGAATTCTACGAAGGGAACTCATCATCTGTTCCTTGCCATCGTCCGTAGATAATAAGTCTTTAAAATCATCCATCCTTTTAAAACTATTAACTTAAACTTGCTTGTTGTGATGGTGTACCAAAACCCATCTTCATGCCTTGCTGTCCCATACCATCAACATTAGATGGTTGCATACCAGCCTCACCAGATTGCAAACCAACATCAGCCATCATTCCTTCAGGAGCAAGAGCCTTATTCTTCTGTATCTGTAGCAATGCTATCTTGTGCATATCACAGTGTATTCTAGTTGCAGATGTATCAGTTGCTTTCAAATGTTCCTCTAAGTGAACTAAGTGATTATCATTTACAGTAAACTCAGCAGGTTTATTGTTACTTAGCAATTCATTTTGAGCTCGTGCAATGATCTCATCCGTAGTAGGTGGCATCATTCTATCAATCATATCGTTCTGCATACCAGATAATTGAGCAATATACTTAAGAATAAATCGTCTGTTGGTAGATGGATCTTGACTTGCCATGTTAGCTACAACTACAAATTGCTGTAACTTTCTCATGTTCTGAGCTTCTGTAAGGATTCTACTTTCTACATATACATCAGGATCAGAGAATGCAATGATATTTCCTCTGTTGAGCTTTCTGAATTCGTTAGTTAAACCACTGATTCTAATGACCTTCTCGGATAGACCAGCTTGGAAATACTTCTTATATAGCATATACCACATCTTCCAGAATTCTCTATCTCCTTGCATTAAGTTCTTAACAGCAAGAGAATACCTAGTATCAACCTTTTGAGCAACAAGGTTAAGTTCTCCTAATGTTCTAGCCTCTTTACTTATTACACCCTGTTGTAATTCAGGCGTAGCAGTAGCTCTCTGTGCCGAACTATCAAGATAGGTCATGATACTTTCATATAGAGCTTGGTTTGGTGTAGATTTATTGATAGGCATGATAGCTTGAGCAGATCCCTTCTTAGCTATAAACTTGTTAAATCCAAACTTCAAATCACCTTCATTAGTAATACTATCTTCGTCATACTCATACATAGGGAATAGATCAGCTCTAACGGATTTAATCATTGTATTAAGCATTACACTCTTCCATCTCTGTTTATCCTCAGTCAAATCTGGTACAGATACTCCTTGGAACTGGTGTGATACTGTCCATAGCCTCTTTGCATTAACCATCCATTTATCTACATCAATGATTGCAGATCTTAAGATATGCTTAAATGTAGGATCAACAATAACAAGTACTCTTCTGCCTCTATACCACGTTCTCCATTGAATGAATTCATAAACAGTGTTATCTCCACCCATTACAGAAGCTTGATTTACATCCTGAAGCTCTAATCCCATTGATTCTAATCTTGCTCTTTCAGATGCAGACAATGACATATCATCGCTATCTCCCTCTCCACTTCTATTGTATGGCGTAAGATAATTAAGAATTGAGCTATTAAAGAACTTGTTACTTTGAATTACTCTCTTTGAATATCTTATTCTCCAACCCAAGTGTTTCATTGCACCACTACCATCACTTGAACCATCAATACTATCTGCACTTGTATCGTACATGAATACTGTAGGATCAATAATCTTTGGTGAAGGAGTCTTAGTCTTTCCATTAAATCCAATCATATCTATCAAACCGTATGAATAGAACAATGAATCGAATATCTGTTGAGCATCTAACTGATCCTTACCCATTTCATCATAGTCATATTGTGCTAAGTCATTTAAGTTCTCTTCTACCTTGATATCTTCTTGTGTTCTAGCTTTCCAAGTAACATTCATTCTATCGTCATACAATGAAGCATACAGACTATTGAATATCGTAAACATAAGTGGCTCTCCAACCTTATCTGCATCTCTCATCTGGTTGTTATATAACTTCATTCTCTTCTGCCATATAACACTTCTTTCATTTATCTCAGCTGAATCATCCTTTACCTCATTCTTAATTTGCTTGAGTAATAAGAACTGCTCATCCTCAGATAAAGTAAATGACTTCAAGACACTCTCTAGTTGAGGTTCAGAAGCATCTCTTGCAAAATCATTTGGAATTCTTTCAGCAGTTTTCTTCTTAAGATCTTGATAGCTCTCAGACTTCTTGTTCATTTCTTTTATCATTTATACAACTATAATAATTTAAGATTGTATAAGATCCTCACCCTTGTCGAGAACCCTAGAGTCCTCTATGTTCAAACCCTTCTTTACATCTAACATCTTAGACTTCATCCTCTCCTTTACTTCTATTCTAACAGGAACTCCTTCCTGAAAATAGATATCTACATTTATTGTCCCATAAGCTACAGATCCCTCTCTCAGTTCTGCAATCAAGGATGCTTCAAAAGCATTCAATGGAACTGCTATGTTTCTATTCTTAAACTTTGGACTTATCATTTCTTTATACATAATAACATTTTTACAAGATTTAATAAGGGTCATCATCATCAACTGATACCTCAGCTGATTTGTGCCTTCTGTATCTACTTTCTTCTTCTACAAACTTTGGATTCGCTAAGAACCATCTACCTATATTTTCCATCATATGGTCATCCTTATCAAGTGGTTTATCCTTAGGATTCTTTAAGTCCGCACCTGAACCTCTCCACTCATCCCATTGCCAATGTTCAATCTCATATACGAAGCGAGGACAATTAGCACCAACAACAAACAACATAGGGGACTTAGTGAACTCACCACCTTCTATCCTGTATGAAAGTGCGTCGCTAATGAGTGTGATACCATGTTCTCTTTGTTTACTTGCTCGTGTGAGATGCAATCCATACTTAGCTCCGTTTAATAAATCAGCTATAGAATATGTGCTAGATATTCTATTGTCTACATTAAACATTGCAGGTTCAGCTAACTCACCAACCATTCTATACTTTGAATCTATCGTCTTAATCTTCGGAACTAATTGGCTCAATGGCTCATCTAAATACAATTCGTCTACAACAAAACTTCTTCCATCTTTATCTATTGCTACCCATATAATAGCCTCTGGTACTCTAGGGTGTGAATCCCACAATCTAATTACACAATAATCCCTTCTGCTAACATTGAATGGGGCTATGACATGAATTGATCTATTCCATTGCTTGAATACCAATCCAATCAGGTGTTGGAATCTACCAAATACACGAGCCTGTAGGTCTGCTGGATCGTACTGTCGTATCATCCTTAATATATTTTCGTGCTTTAGAAAGCCTCTCACGCCGTGTTCTTCACACGCATCCTCTACTTCTGCCGTTAAATAGTACCTTGAGAACTTTTCTCGGTCATCATTAGCTACTATCTTGTCATACATCCATGCACTACCAGTCAATGGAGTAGCGAATATCAAACAAATACCACCACTTCTCAAACGAGCAATGGATGCTTTATATATATCCTGTGGTGGTGGTTCATCAAACAATACTAATCCAATGTTTGCTGATTCAAACTGTTTAGGAGCTTGTTCGTAAGTCATAATATCAATTATCCAATCTTCTCCCCCATCTACTGCTGGAATAGTCCATAATGAAAGGAAGCCCTTACTGTTCTTGACTGCTGGTGGCTCTCCCTTTGCATCTAACAATTCTTTAGGACAATATTCCTCAAGCATTGGAACAAGAGTACCTTTGATAGTTGCAGTATCAGACACGATTCTAATCCTTCTCTTGTATTTCCAATTAACCATAAGCTCCTGTTGGAAGAAAGGATTGTCACAAGGTCGTACTAAATGCCATATGAGGTTTGTAATAGCTGTAGATTTACCTGTACCATTAGCTGAAGACATCAAAGATACCATTGGTTTCCCACTTAGAGCGTTATCTAAGAACTCTTCCATCTTACCAATAGGGGAATAGAATTTGTATTTATCATCAAGTTCACTAACATCTGCTTTCTTTAGTTCAATAAGCTCCTCTAATATGGCTATCTTCCTATCCAGTATTATGTCTTTATTTGTTACTGTTTTCATTGGCAGTAGTTTTATTCTTTAGATTCTTTTTTTCCTTAGCATCCCTGTAATACTGTATCCTTAACTCTTCTGCTCTCTTCTTTTCTTCTTGCTCCAATAATTCTTTCTCCTCTTCTAATTCCTTGATCCTATTCTCCTTCTCTTCTTTAGTCTTAGTTTCAGGTACGATTGTAGTCTCCATCTTTTCAGGAGCATAGTTACCCCTAATCTTCAAAGCCATATCAGCACCCTTTGAAATACCCATGATGCTTGGCTTCCTAGTAATCACATCCCAGAAAGTAACCTCGTAGGTATCACCTTTTTTATTATATCTAGTTTCAGTTACTTTATTTGCTACATATTTATTAGATTTATAACCTAAAGTTTTCATCGCTTCTTCTATCATATCCTTAGTATACGCACCTGAAAAAGTGAATCTGCCATTGGTTTCAGCTTTGAGCAAGGTCTTTAGACCTGATACAATAGCTTTCTCTGGCAAATATTTCTCAACAAGGTTACCCCATGTCTTAGTTTGCTTTAGTCGCTGAGGGTTTTTGGCATAATTATCGGAGTATCCAGCATCCTTCATAGCTGAATAAAAGGACTTGCCTTTTCCAACATTTTCCAACATTTTTTTTTGTCGTTCGTTTACCATCCTACCTCTATAATATATAAAAGATAGCTCTTTGTTAAGAGATGTCCTTTTATTATAGCACTACTGGAGTAGTGATCGAGGAAAGGTAAAATAAAAATCCATACATTGCAAGTCCAATCAATGCCATTACTGACAAAAATGTAGCAATAATTGCAAATATTTTAATCATAACCTTTATAATTTTCATATATTTTAATATCAATTTAATCTACAAACGTAAAATTCCTACACCCTATGATCGCACCCTTCTTATCTCGAACCACTCCACCCACTGTTATGAAGTCAACTCTCTCAGGATGATGTTTTGCTACATACTGAGCTACCAATAAAGAAACTATATTTAAAATACCACTCTCAAATTCTGGTAGGTTTGTCCTCTCATGATCATATTTCACCCCAAATATATGGTGTCCACAGTACTCTCCCAAAATTTCGAAGCTCTCAGGAACTCTCACAGGCTGTTTTTGTGGCTCATATGAAGATCTAAGCTCTGGATTGTCAATTATGGTAATACTATGTGGGGTGTAGTTTCTTATCTCATACACATCTTTTAAGTAATTAACAAATCTTCCTTTCCTAGTCATAAGCTCAGGATTAACTAACTCATCAGGAAGAACACTCAATCTCTTTACTGTTATTGTAGGCATTTTTAATAATAGATAATATTAAATATAAGCACTCCCACTTCTTTGTTTCTTATCTTCTTTTAATTTCCAAAGAAACAACTTAACTACATTTCCACCACGATTAGGATAATCAGCCATCCATCCTTCTACTCCCCTCAAGTAATCCAAACTATCCATGTAATGTTTTGCATATTTCATTATAGTTCCATAATCTTTTCTATTAACCTCATACTTCTGACAAAACTCTAAAGCCCACAACTGCCAAGCGGGATATGACTTCTTCTTCTCATCAATATTATATTCTTTAATAATATCGTTTATGTTCTCCATTACCTTATTTCTTTTCTTTTAAACATTCGTATCATCAAGGAAACATTCTTAGCTCTGTTAGAAGAAAGCACTATTCCTTTTGCCATATCAAGTAATTCTTGATCAATTTCTTTTCCGAGTCGTCTTCCAATATCTATCAATCCACAATCTACTTGATCATTCGCATACCACACCATGCTATCCTTTGTATCACCTTCTTTTAATTCAGGCTCAGGAAATACTCCTTGCTTTTCCCAATACCATAAGTCTCTTCTGTCAAATCTTCTATGTTTATTTCCAAGACCAATATAATTAGCTATGTCATATACTTCCCTAGGTAACCAATATTTTCTAGTTATTTTTCTCATTCTTTGTTTGATCTAATTTATCTTGTTCATTTATTTTACTTGCAAACCATTCAGCAACCTTTAAACTTCCAAGTCCAGCAAGATATGCTACAGTTAAGAATCCTACACCTGTCATAATGAGATAGACTGTCTCAGGATATTTATTCTTCACATATAAAAATGGTAATAGCACTAATAAGAAACAAGCCATATATACTATGAATATAGAAAATGCCTTTGCAAAAGACTTAATAAAATCTTTGAATGCTTGTTTTGCCATTTCAGTTTTAATATCAAGTTCGCTTGGAAACTCATTGAATCCCATCTCACCAACTACACTGTAACACAATCCAGTTTTTGCATCTCTTAAGTAATATACTACCTTATAAGTATCATCAATATAATACAAATCGTACCATAAATCTCCTTCTTTCTTGTTGCCCTTCTGTAATAATTTTGTTGTTAGTTTATACTTACTAGAATATCTGTTACTCTCTCTATGATCAAAATTAAACTCCCTTGGCTTCTCAGCTAGTTTAGCTATCTCTTCATCAGTCATACCAAATATTTCCCTCGAAGCAAGTATCAAGTCTTGATCTGTTGGAGCAAGTAATGATATCGTTGTAAACAATAGCTTTGCCTCTTGAGTCTTCTCTTTCTCAACCTTAAAAAATTCACAAAGAAAGAATGAATCTATTCCCTTCTTCTCTTTATCTAGATCATCTATTGGATATGCAGGATATAAATCTAATATCTCTTCCCTATCAATAGAACAAACATCAACAACAAGTGCTGTTGACTCTGATAAATCTACTGTTCTCTCATATAATAGTTTTCTCATAATGTTTTTAAATAATTTATCATCCTTGCACCCAGCTAAAGCATTGTATATTTATAATAGACATAAAGACCATAATGCTCAGTCTTGTGAACTGCCAGATGCAGGGATCATAATTCGGGGAAAAGGATTCGAACCTTTGCTATCCTGTGTATGAAACAGGCGAGATAGACCGCTTCTCCATCCCCGACTATCAGACCACTCGCTACCCATCACGGTTTACCGTACTCTTACGAGGGCATTGGGATCACTTATAGTCCCATTACTCGGAATACCGTGCCAACAGCCTTGTCCGTCTGATTATTTCAAAGATCTACTTAAACTCAGCGTTTATCTTAGTATTCATTTTCTCTTCTCCAAACTGTTTCTCACACTTCTCTTCTGTACTCTTAATCTCTTTGATTTTCTCCTTAAGAAAATATTCATTCTGTACTACACAAGCCCTACATATAATATCTTTCTTTAGCAATCCACCATACTTGTTTGTTTCGGTCTTCGTAAAGAAATAATCATATCCTAGTTTTGCTTTAGACATAATTATCCCTTGGCATTGTGTACATTTCATATTACTCAACCTCCATTTGATTGTAAGCCCATCTATAATTACTTAACCAACTGGTAGGCTTACTATTTCCAGTATATTTAATAACCTTACTCATATCATTACCTATACCCATATAATACTTTCTTACACCATTACAAATCTCATATGCCATTTCACTCTTAGTTGGATCATAATTCTTACTCCCACCCTTAAACCATCCCCAGAAGTTACTCTGTCTATTAGGTAATGCTTTTCCCATTCCTGATTCAGATACAGAGATTGCTACCACTGTCCTGAGCAATTCAGGATCAGATTCACATTGTCTCTTCAATTCATTAAAGAACTCATTGCCTATTCTAGATCCACCGTATGTCTGTGTAAACTGATATACCTTCTCTACTTTTTCAAAATCTGTTCTATCATATATAATTCCTTGTTCACTCCCTTTAGACTCTTCTTTACTATCTTCATGTACTGCTTCTCCTGTGGAGTTAGTACTATCTCCTTCTCCAGTTTGTACAACTTCTTTAACTTCCATCCCTGATTCTCCTGAAATCTCCTCAGGAATTGATACCTCTGTTTGAGTCTCTTTTCCCCATATAGATACTTCACCACTCTTGATAGAATTCCCATATGCTTTACCAGCTAAAAGTAAAATAATAAAACCTAACAAAATTATTAACGCTCTATACCCTGCAACTTTCTTATCAGCACCTTCTTGAAAAATGCTAATCTTAAGTTTTGGGAATTTGAACTTCTTTCCCTCACTCATATTAAAACTTTTCACTTTATTTATATAAAAATTTATTGGTAGCACTACTTTTCGTTAGATTAGGAGTCCTACTATGTTCATATGATATAATAATCTTGACACCATGTCAAGTATCTATTCAAAATATCTCCAATATAATTCGTTAACAGCTACCCAGATCTTTCTATTCCTTTCTAGCATCTCAACTTTGTTATATTTGGTTAACTTAGGGTTTGGTATCAGAGAAGAACCTATCACTTTCATACTCCAAAGATCATTCTCCTTATCCCAAAGCTCCCACTCCGTACATTGAACTCTGATATCTCCAATATGCTCTCCTACCTCAATTACCAATTTACAAGTAGGGCTCTTTCTTTCTTCGTATTTAATACTATGTTCGCATATCTTAAAATTTCTTATCGTCAATCTCTTCTCCATTAAGGTAACTTTCAATCAATTTAATTGCTTCGTTTGCTCCATAACATACATCTACGCAATAGCCCTGTTCTTGTAGTTTTTTTAACCACCACCTTTGGCTATCACTCAAGATATTCTTTCCGTATTTTAGTTCTATATATAATCCATGGAATCCACCTATTACAACAGGTAGGCACATATCAGGAACACCAGACTTAGTTCCTTCAGCTTTCAGCTTCACAGCTGTCTGCCATCCTCTTACACCACCATTAGGAACTGCATACAACATATCTAGTTGAGGGTACTTATGTACCATTATCTTAGCCCAATCAAAAATCATTACTTGTTCTTGGTGTTCATAGTCATTATTTCCTGTCTCCTTCTTAGACTTCTTCTGGAATTCTTCCATACTCATAGCATTCTCTATTATCATAGTAGTGTTTATTTAACGTAAAATGAATATATAAAATCTTCTAACCAGTCTTGATCTACCTTATCTTGCAGATTAGCAGAAGCTCTCACATCAGCTATTGCTCCAGCTAACTCCCATTCTAATCTCTGATCCTTAAACCCACCCCATGTACCTCGTTTAATTTCTAGTAATTCATCTGCACTCTCTAATGGGAATCTTATATACCCATTAAGTGCCAATTCCTTTAATTCTCTAACAGTCCTGTAAGCATGAGATATTGCTTTCCAATCTCTCAAACTAACACTTGCTTCTTTAGATCTTCTTCCATACCTCTTAAGCCCTGCCTCTATTCTCTCTCTTAATTGCTTACCTGTCATATTAGGGGTGTAGAACTTCCCATTCAATTCATAGAGTAATTCTTTAATATCTTCTCCGTTTCTCTTTATATCCTTCTCTACTAATTGCATTGTTTTAAGTTCTAGACCAACTCGTTCAATCTTAGGAATATCCTTGATCTCTTCTTGGACTGCCAATAATCCTCTAATCCTTCTGCCTTTATCACTGTATAGTTTAGCTTGTGCCATACAGTATCCAATGAATGATTTGCAATCCTTGCTTAACAAATTTCTTCTTTGTTGTTTGATTTGCTCCCACACTTCACTCTTTCTAATAATCATCTTATCAGGAGTAAAAAACATATCTACTGCGTATGTTTGACCTTCCGCAAGATCCCTTAAGAACTTTCTCAGTTCTATATACTCAGCCTCTTCACTATGATCCTCGTTAACTGTTCTCTTCTCTTCTTTATTTTTACCAAGAACAATATCCTTTAATGAATCTCTATATACTATTTTGTAATCAATATCGCTCTCAGGAGTGTTAGTACCATATAGATGACTACCAAAAATTGTTTTTACTATGATTTCCATATCCTTGATACAAAAATTTAGCTAACTAACTTCTTAAATTTCCTAACTTTATCTATTGTTCTCTGGTTCAACTCAGGATCTCCCCAATCTTCCCCACTGCCAGGAAGTAATGACAAAGCATTGAATTCACTAACACAAGCATTCTCCCATCTCTCGATACACTCTAATTCTTCCTTACTAAAATCACTCAAAGTTATCCTATTAAATGTCTCATAAGATATAATCTTTTCTACCAAGTAGAGTTCCTTATAAAAGAAATCTAAACACTCCATCCTCGTTCCTTCAACTATAAATCCATTATGCTCTATTTTCATTTTAAAGTAATTAAACTTAAATAGACTAACTAACCAACTTTACATAGGTCTCTTATTTTCTTTAATAATGTCTTCTGTTCTTCTATCGGGTATCCTAATTCCCATTTCAACCTTACAAGTTCATAAAGCTTCTTATATTCATCTAAAGTAAATGCCTCTTTCCTAGCTTGAGATACTTTCAACATAAAGTAGTTTTCTATTCTCCTAAAAGAATCGTCTCTGGCAACTTCATCTCCTACGGCAATGCTTAATCCATATGTATTTATTAGATTATCTAGTTCTTCTTTCTCTCCAGTAGGGAGTGTTTCCTCTGATATAACTGGTTGTTCTGTTTCAAACACATCAAATTCTGCATTACAACTCTCGCAGGGGTGTTTATCTGGGCTTATCTTACAATTCCATGTAAGCCCATCTATAAAGGTATATCCTTCTTCTT